ATATTTGTCTTTTACCTGGCACACCATAATAATATTAAAGTTCATTTCGAGGGTGCCAAGTACCGTTCGTGTTATAGAAGTTGCCATACTATAATCGTTTTTGTTGGGCATCTTGTGACCATTTTCTGATGAGCACCACATTGCACACAGACTTCTAAATCCTTCGCTGTCGTCCAGGATTATCCAGGGGATATGATTGTCGATGGTTTTTATGGAGTCCCTGATCATCTCTGAGTTGTCCACTATGGCCTGAAAATCAGCCCATTTATTGATAAACCTGTATTGGTATTTGTTGAGGCCCACATGTCGGCAGGGAGTCAATGCGTGACCTTTAAGAGCATCATAGTACTTCGCCGCCGATGCAAAATTTGATACCTGTATAGGCTTTCCAAAATCTACAAACATACCACCAAATGTTTTCACAAATAATGCACCCATGTGCGATTTACCGCTATTGGGCGCGCCCGAGAACGCCAATTTAATGCGCTCCACCCCCAGATCAAATTCATCGTCTACCATTTATATCACCATTTATATAATAATTTTCAAATAATATTGTTTGATAAAAAAACTGGCGAAGGTAGATTCACCTTCGCCGATCCTATCCCACGGTGAGTTTTCCACCATCAATAACGATTTTTCCGCTATCTTTTAGCGCCCTATATACATCTGAGTAGGACGCGCCAAACTTGTCTGTGCCCCTCGAAAGAGCAGCCAAAGGATTAATTGGCCCACCACTCTCGTTGACAAGCCCCCTCAGAAACTCAAGAACCTCTTCCTCGGTTACTGTAGTTGTAGATCCTGCATCCTTAGTCTTGAGCACCATACCATCCTTGTAAGGTCTAATGCTGTCCGGGTCATAAGATACCCACTTCCCATCGCGAAGCTCATCCTTGGTCCTGATAACATACTTAGAACCCTCCGGGAACAGATTGCCAAGCTTAAGCATACCAGTCATATCACTAATATCCTGGCCTGTCGCATTCTTCACAAACGTCTTAAACTTATTGTTGGCCCGGAATCCATCATACATCTGGAACACGAAATCGAACTGACCAGTAGTCGTGCCCGTCTCATCAAACTGGAACACAAACCTAATCTGATCAACGGCCTTTGGCTTCATTACAGGGCTACCATCCTTATTTAGAACGGGTTTACCCTGGCTCATCATTGGCTCAATGGGCGTGTTCTCAAACACAGCCCTCTCATCATTAGATAGATCTGAGACAGTCCTCATCTTCTTGTTAACTGCATCCCACCTCAGCTCCTTGGGATACTGGATAACGGCCTTCATAGGCACTATATCCATAATAGTTGCAACATAATCTGTACCAGGCTCCATTCGGGAGCCACCCATATTTACCGTAGCGTTAAACATCTTATTACTCACCTGGGGATTTCCCCGTAAATATGATATCGCCTTATGAGCATATATAGCTTACGGCCCGAGACAAGTTACTAACCGAAATTTTTATATACCATACAAGCATTATAGCTATATTGGTGAGCAAATGGATACAGTACATGCATCATTTTATCTATCACAGGAATCGATAGATAAAGCTAGACGTATAGCATACAAGAAATATCATAACCTGAAGTCGGTTAGTCGAACAGTAGATGAGATTATAGCAAGCTATAAAGAAGAGTGAATCGATGAAAGAATATAAGATAAACCCGGAACTGGAAAAATGTCTACCACCATTGTCGGGCATGGAATTTGAAAAGCTCAAGACCAGTATTCAGACGCAGGGATATGATGAGGCAAAACCTATTGTATTGTGGAAGGAATATCCAGATACTATAGTCGATGGACATCATAGATATAAGATCTGTCGCGAATTAGGAATTGAGCCTAGCTATGTAGTAAAATCGTTTGAATCGCTTGACAAGGCAATTCTGTATACACTCCACCGACAAACCGAGCAACGCAATCTATCAGCAGCTCAATTAGTAGAAATTGTAGAGCAAATGATTCCTTTAGAAGAAAAGATCAAAATGGAAGAGGAGGCCAAAGCAGCACAGAAGGCAACTCAAACACAAGATCCAGCAACAGGTAAATTTGCACCGGTGAGTCTCCCAGGGATACCTACCGGTGAAACTACTAAAAAGGTAGCAGTAAAGATTGCAGAGAAGGCGGGAGTTAGTCCTGCCACGGTATATAGAGTTCACGCGGTACATAAAAATGGCGCACCCGAAGTAAAAGAATTAATGAGTAAAGGCGAGTTGTCTGCAAAGGCGGCTGACGATTTTGTACGTATTGTGCCATCAAAAGAAGAACAAACCAAGATCGTTGAAAATGGTGGTGTAGAAGCAATAAAACAAACTGTTAGTCAGAAAGTAGAGCATGCATTGGAATTGTTAAGTGAAAAACCAGCTTGGGAGGAAGAATCCACAGAAGAAGGAAAACGTAATCAAGCAATGTTCTGGAATTATAACAATTGGTTGGTAATACGTGGAATGCTTGACAAACTATTCTGTCCCAATTGTGGATGTACCGACCTAAAATTACAATGTTGTGGAATGAGTATAGAAGACGCTGCTAAGATCGCGCATGATAAAACCCAAGCAGCTATAGATGAAACAAACGCAAAGAGAAAGGTGATTGCAGATGAGTAATAAACTTGTTGAGTTCCCAAAGGACTATGTTAGAAATATGGATATGGCGACCAGTATCAAACTTCAGAGTAGACTCAATCCAAATATGCAGGTATCCTACATACATGGATCTATTATATATAGTAGCTCTGATCTTGGAACAAAAGAGAAAATTGTATCAGACGGCATAGAAATAACGCCTAATAGCACCAATGCAAACCGGGCAACCATCAAATTTCCAGTATGCGACAACTTTAAATTAGCACATGGAACAAAAGTACCTGAAGATATAAGAGCAATAAAGAATATATTTAATGTGCTGAAATCTTCAATTGATATTGATGATATGACATTGAATCAGGTGCACGAGTTCCATCCATATACTGAAATATTGGATGACGAAATTGTAGATACAATGGATAAAAATGGTATAGAAGCAATCTATACAACTTCTAAGACACATCGATTCAGTACCGCGCAGTATGGGGATATCAAGCCAACCTCTCCCGTAAAACTGTTACAACAGCGAATGCATACTCATAATATAAACGATATAAATATAAGTAGATTTAAAGGGGTGCTAGTAGCAGACTCCACATTCGGTATATATGGAAATAACGTCAGATCGTGGCCTGCATTCCTCAATAAATATGAACATAGCTTACTAATGCAAGGATTTGTTAACAACAAGTGGTGGAACGATCAGATAGTTCCACACATGCTAAACGTTGGAGATGGCCTACAAACTTGTTTCCTCACCCTGAAACATGCACAAGTACCGATAAATTTGTCTAGATGGTAGATATCGCCATAAGGCGATATCATATTTTATTTCTAAACCTCTCATCAACATTTTTTAAATACTCCCCATCAATCTCGACAGTTTCCTCAAGTTGCTTAGTTTCTTCTACAATATGATGGATAGCTTTCTGGTATTCATCCTCGGTTATTACTTTCTTTGCTCTTAGTATGAGGAGGAGTGCTTCATGCTCCATGTACATCTTGCTGAGCCTGAATGATAAACTCGCGATCTCAGAAGATTCGCTTGTATCAGTCATAAATTCCGGGTCGCCCTGTATTTCGTCAAGTAAATCCATCAGCTCACTACCTGTATAGGAAATAAGTCGCCCCATGTTGCGGGCGGAACTCTATACCTGGGGTTATCCATAACAAGTTCTTTAGCTACACGATTTGGGCCGGACCAATGGTAATCATGCATGCAGATCCAACCGCCCTTTACCACATTACTACCCCAATGAACAAAATCGTACTTTACATCTTCATACTCATGGGAGCCGTCTATAAACAACATCCCAATCGCCCCAAAATGCTTCTCATATGCCTCTTTCGAGGTCATCTGGTAAGGGCGCACAATATCAAACATGTGGAGGGATTCTATATTTTCTCTAAACTCGTCCCACGTATTACAGTGGGGATCAAGTTCGCGATGTTCTTTGGAGCCTGTAAACGGGTCAACAGTATATATTAGGGGGTGGGCTGGGTTGTTTCGCGATGCAAATCCCAGGGTCGCAGTTGATCTGCCTTTCCATGCCCCAATCTCAACAATCGGGCCGGTTACCTCGCTCGCGATGATATACAAAACGCGGGCCTCTTCCTTTGCAAGCCATCCACCAATCTTGTCTATTGTGGGCCAATCTAACTCAAATTGTTCATCGTTCATTATTATACCTTCTATTTTACCTAGCGTCATCTTTATATATATGCTTTTCTATATAGGTAGTTGAGGTGAGAACTATTACCTACAGAACAAAATGGGATGATGATGGCCCGAGCTTGGAAGATATGCATGATAAGTGGAACGATCTGTTTGACCGCCTATGTGCAATCGATGACATGATTGAAGCACTAAACGGGGATAAAGACGAGAAAAATCTCGTTAAGGATGGACCAAGTTGGCAGGAGATTCATTGCCAAATTGAAACTTTAAAATTGGAAAGAAAAGAAGTAGACAGAAGATTATATAGCCTTCAAATGGACATAAATATTTTCAAGGGATATTGATGAACGGGAAAATTGGTGCAATGGTAGCCATCTTTATGATGGTAGGTATGGCGGTTGGGTTTAGTGGTTGGGACGATTCCAAGTCTTATGCCGATAACGTTAAGAATATCTTTTCCACCAATGTTATCAACTTTAGCGATGGGCCACACAGCCCCGAGCTAAATTGGAGCGATGGGGATAAGCCGGTTCGCGCAGTTGATGGAACGCCATTCGGATATGTAGCTGAGCAGGATGTAGTTGCCAGGAAGAACGCGGTATTTTTGGGCATGAACGGCAGTGATCCATACGCCGAAAATCTATCACTTGTCAAACCCACCCACGCAGTTGATAAATCATGGGATGGAGTAGTGACCGAGGAGGATGCAGTTAACAAGAAGATCGCAGAGTTCATGGGGTAAGTAAATACTTACTCCACTTATCTTCAACATCTCTTTTATTATGGTCTAATTTGCCCATAGCTCGACTTTCTCCACGTTCCAATACATAATTCTTCCATAACTATGAAAGTCTCGCTACGGGGCTATAAAGTGGCTTGTAGGGCATGCTACAGTTCTAGATCACGGTGCAATTTTTTGTATGAATTTGAGTGAGTAATACATCGGAGTTATCGTGAACGGGTCACTTGAAAAACTTGATGAATGAGTGTGGGGATCGGCGGTAGCTTTCCCAATATTGCTGTTTCCAGTGTTATCAACATTGTAATATGCATTTGGATGTTGTGAACCACTGCCTTCCGAATTATATCCACATCCACCAGAATTAGGCCGTGAAGATCTATCTTTCATTGAATGTTGATGGCCTGCTATTTCTGCGGCTGAAAGAGAGTGCCCCGATATTGTAACCGCTCCCACTATGGTGTGAGTGCCACTTCCAGTATCTCCCACATTGTAATCTGAGCCAGTGCCTGCGCCAACCACAAACCTATCGCGGAGGTCCACCGTGCCAGACGTACCATCACATAGGTGCCAACCATCAGGAACCGTTTCCCCCGACCACATTATGATTAGGCCAGTTGGAACACTTAACCCATCAAAATCTCCTATGTGGAGGTTACCGCCCGAATAATAGATCAAATCGGCATCCGCACCCGACCCACTTCCATCATTATCAACTCCCCAGAATTTAGCAAGCATTTCACTTTTTGTATAATAATCATCTGTATGAACATGAGATGATAGATGAGAGGATGATTCGCTATATTGAGTTTCAAAGTTATTTAATTCGGTTGTGGTTATTTTGTTGGCGCTCGTCCAGGTGGTATAATTTTTTATGTATCCCATTATGTCACCTTCATTATATAATAAAGAGAATAGTAGTATGGCTCGTATGCTATATCATTGAAGGTTATGGTGTTTCCAGTATGAGTATGACCCAGACCCCCGCCCGCATATCCAGTAGTACGATTCATCGTTAATGCGGTTCCAAGTGGGCCTGTTGAAGGAATAGGTGAGTAGCATAATCCGACAAGTCCATTTGTATGGTCTTGCCAAGTGTGGATGTGAATTGGCATCTCATCAGCCGTTATAGCATGAGCAGTAACCGTAAATGATGCCGTAACTGAGGTTGAGGTTGCGCCCCCTGTGTCGCCAACATTATAAGTAGTACCCGCGCCCACTATGAATCGTTGACGCAAGTCGGGGGTTGTAACTGCTCCTATTGTCTGCCCATTGCATATATACCACCCAGTAGGAATAGTATCTGAATCGCCATGCCATATTACTATAGCACCGACTGGTAAACCCTCATTTATGATATCAGTATAATGAGAACCATCCAGTGTATCAGCGTCAAATCCAGTGTAGTATGAGGTGGTAAAAAAGTCTAAATCACTCGAAGTCTTAGTATAATGTTGGGTATCGTGATTATGTTCGTCAGCATCCTTTTTTATCTCATCCCATTGCGACTCAATATGATTGAATGCTCTGCCCGACAAATAATGAGTTGTTTCCCAGGGATCATGAAATTTTGTATATGCCATTTTTATCATCCTTTCATTATAAAACAAAGTGCATAAAACTTGGGCCTGATGTCGGTATATCCGCCAGTAAAATATGATCCACTATGGCCGTGGGGCGTTGATGCAACTTCAGTGGTCGCAGAATCGACATCATAAGATGTGCCATAGTGAGAAAATACACCATAAGCACCACCCGAATCCCCTTTATAATCATCGATATATGAATGGTAATGGGAGGGCAATTCATTGGCGGTTATTGCGTGAGTTCCAACGGCAATAGACGCCGCAGATAAAATTTTGTGACTAGCTCCACCTGTAGTCCCATATGCGTGATCATCACCCACCGCTATAACAAATCGATTTCTAAGGTCTGGAGTACCATTTAACCCATTACATAGATACCATCCAGCCGGTATGGATGCTTCTGACCCACTCCAAATACAAATTGTGCCAGTATCTATACCAGCATCAAGTATCTGTTGGGCCGTAAGTCCATCCAGCGTTTCACAAATAACCCCGGACCCAGAACCATCATTAGCAGCCGTTATGTACTTCGCATCGCACTCAGCTTTTGTATAATATCGCTCGGCGTGGGTGATGCTATTTATGTAAGAAACCGCCTCATCATAAATACACTCTAGATTGGTCAGTGCGGCATTTTTGGCAGATTCCGTCATCGAGTGCTCGCGCCAGGAAGTCTTAGTGTACAAATTATCAACTCCACTTATTGCTTGTAAACTGTAGTTGTAAACTTTCCAGTGAGTTTTTAGTATATATGAAAGAATGAGTTTCTACTTCGATGCCGGTTCCGGGGGTAATTGTCGCAGTATCCCCACCCACCAAAACGGCCTGATCAATCTCTCTATTGGCAGACCCAGACGGTATTATAAATGTAGTAACTATTGAATCGCTCGTTGTTGTTTGGTCCGTTCGATACATTCTGAAAATCTCAGCCCCACTCTTTTTAAGCACCAGATATTTTATTCGGTCGCTATCCTCAAAGCATGGTAACCACGCCTCAGATGCATCTTCTGTACCGTCTGCATAAACTACCTGCCAAATATTAGGCGATTCGATAGCCGTCCACAGCTTAGTAAACGTTATGAGAACTAATAATACGTCCGATGTGCTAACATCATCGGGACTAGCCATTTTCTTTTGTATATCACTCAATTTAATGAAAATGTCTTCCCAATCATCTTCAACTGGCCCGGTATAAGCAACCACATCATAGTAATCCTGTTGATTGGTATATCGAAACGTTATATTGCTTATTAGGCAATCATCGTCAATATCATGCTTGGATATCTTTATGTGTTGGAGTACACCTGCCGCTAGACCATCCCTAGAGGTCGTGTACTCGACTTTCTTACCTTCCATCGCATATACATCAAGGATGGCGTTAGCCTCTTCCAGGGCTGCTATACGGCTCGACAACGAGGTATCTGAGCGAACGTTCTCCACTATCCCAGAAGACTCCGCGCCTTCTACAGTCTGTCTATCAATAATCTCAGCAAAATCGCTAGTTACTACCACTATTTGATAAAGGCCGGTATATACTATCTTCAAAACATCAGTTTCGGCTAGAGCGGTAGCACTAGAATCCTGTGAAATTATTTGGTCATTTTTGGCCCAATACCAATCCTTCCCAGTATCTACGCCTTTCTTACCGACCGTTTTTAAAGTATAATCTCCACCCCCCACTGA